ATGGTGGAGGCGAGCCGGTCTGAGGCCATCCGCGAAGCACTCCTGCGCCTGAACCAGTTTTGTGCCCCTGCTGAACTCGACGTGCGGCCAAGCCCTGAGTGTTTTATCAGATATACCGTCGATCTGGACATCGAGGATGATGCCGAAACCCATCTTGACCGCGCGTTAGACGAGGCGCTGTCGCAGATGGATATGGCTCGGATGGTGCTGCAGCTGGTCAATTGGGCTGGAAAATCCGCAGATGACGCGATTTCTCAGGTAAATTCATTGGAGTTCGATGTGCTGAGAGCGGCTCAATCAGCCAAAATGAGAAATGCGGGGTAGGTAGGTATGGGACTGGCACAAAACGATTTCAAAATCCCCGAGGACACGCTCGATGAGCTGAACGGATCGACCGAGCGCGCTATGTCTGATTATTTTGAGCGCAATCCGAACGAGGATCCGCTGGATAGCATGTCTGTGACTTTCAAATTTATATTCGGTTGTCGGCGCGTTCTGGATCTTCATGTTGCTGGCAAGAGAATTTCAGTCGATTTAAATTGATAGTCCAGGAAAAAGCGATGTTTGGCCTTGGCAAAAAAGACGAAGATAGTAAGCAGGTCCGTATCGAGCACCGGGGCAAATACACGCGCGCTTCGCGTACCGGCGGTGTGGCGGTGCGTGCCGAGCAAAAGGTCGGACCGGTCAATCTGACGGCGAACTCCTCCAACGGACTTCGAGCATCAACACGGATCGCCAATGGCACGCGTGTGGCGCTTCAGAATGGTCGGTTCCAACTGATCGGCCGCTGGCGGGCAGGGCCTCTGGGGTTCAACTTGTCCAAAACTGGGGTCAGCGCGTCGGTAAAAAATAAGGCAGGGACCTTCAACTTCCTGAAGCCCCAATACTCGTCGTTCAAGTTCGCTGGTGTGCAGCTCCGGGGCAGGAAAGCGGCGCAACTCCAGCTGATCTATATGCTGATCATGGCAGCTGCTGTGCTAGCCGTTTTCGGTGCGAGGCTTCTTGTTTCCGCTCTTTGGCTGGTTGTCCTGCCGTTTTTGTTTCTGTGGGACCTGCTGGTCGGCTTTGTCAAAGGGGCCCGTGATGGGTAACGCATTTCATGTCTTTTGGCATTCGCTCCTTGCTGGCCTCGTAATCACAGCTTTTGGCGCCATGCCGGCGCTTGCCGATACGGCCTTCGATGACATCGTGCAGCAATTTCAGGCACAGTGCGATGCTGAGCAGGCATATTTTCTGGATGCCGACGATGATCTCGATGCACCTTTGCAGGGCTTGCTCACGTTGGCCGAGGACGCCATTTACGAGATCGAACTTACACCCGATGGGATGACCGGTACGGTCGTCTACAATGAGTTCCACTGTACTAATTTGGGCTATGCTTGGTGTGGCACGGGCGGGTGCGGATTTCACATCATCGTGGACGGTGTGGCGTATCAACGACTGACTGGTTTTCGGCCGATTTCCGTAACTGCAGATGGTCAAACCATTGTCCTTATCCCGATCCATGGCAGCGGCTGCATTACAAGCGAAGGTACGGGCGGCGCCGGCGCACATGCCTGTTACGTGGTCGCGACCTGGGACCCATCTGCGCGGACCTTCAGAAGCAAGGATGGCGAGATTACTCTGCCCCCTGCTTGATCCATAAGGTCTCGCAGTCAGCCTTTCACGCTTCCTCAACCCTGACCCAAACCCTGAACTCGCCACTTTCATCCGTAATCCGACGCACGATCTGCGCCGCCGCTTCCGCAGCATCCATCTGCTCCAAGATCTTGCCCTGCTCTGCATCAAACGCGATGGCCTCCTCCAAGCTCTCGGTCCGATGGTTCAGCCCGGTGGTGCTATCATGCCAGACAAAGGCGTCATAGCCGGCAAGGTCGGCCCGTGCGGGATCAACCACCTCCCAAGTCTCAGCACCGCCCTCGCCAATCCGCACCCCATTGATCACGCGCGCCGCTGCATGGTGCCGGCGCAATTCGACAAAGCTGCGCCGGCGGTGGTCTTGGGCAGCGGCTAAGGTCTCATGAAGATGCCCATCGGCGGTGCGGAAGAGGTTCTCTTCGATGTGATCGCCAAAATACATGATGGCCTCGGGGCGCGTGCGCAGCTCAAAGCACCATTTTAGCCAGCCTTGCGCTGTGTCGTGGCCGGGCTCGCCGCTTTGCGCCGCTGCGATCTCCAGCTGATCCATCATGCCAAGCATCATCTCGTAGCCCGCGGCGTAATCGAACTCGGTGACGCCTGCGCTTTGGAACACCTGCTCTAGAACGGCGTAGGCGCCATCGCAGACGCCCATATCCTTGAAGAACTGCAGTGAGGTTTTCATCCGACGGCTCCATAGGCTCGGTTGGCGCCACCCAGCCAGGTAACGGCGTGACCATTGGTGTTGATCGCCTTGCCACCGGCGCCGCCTGTGCTGACCACTGCAAGTGCTGTGTTGAGAACATTTCCGCCGCGCGCGCCCCATCCTCCGCCCCCACCCGCAGCGGGGAAGCTGTAGTTTGAGAAGTCCGCAGTCGCCGTCAATGGGATCAGGCTTGAAGGCGCATTGGCAAACTGCGCAGGCGTCAGACCGGCGGTGCAGCCGTCCGATCCCGTTTCTCCGGGTCCGCCACCCCAGCCACCTGCCCCCCCGGTGAGCAGCAGAACCTCGAAACGCATATTGCGCAGGCCCCAAAAATCTGTGGCGTTCTCTCTTCCTGCTGGGTTCTCTGTATGAAGCTCAGATATGCCGACCCGTTGGCCCCGATAGGATACACCGGGCAGAACGCGTCCGCCGTTCTGACCTGACATGATTGCAACTTGAGACGGTGTTACGCTGCCGCCACCCATGGCACTCTCTCCTTGTTCAGACGTTAAACCTGTTGATAGAGCGCACACTGCTCCCGCCCCCGGCTCCACCGTGCAGAGCCGGATATTGGAACAGCGTTCCGTAGCTTGGTTCGATCACGGTGGTTTGAGACCCAACCTGGCCCACGGGAGGAGGCGCCGGTGCAGCGGCAACAAACGAACTCTCAGTGTGTGTGCCGCCTTGACCACCTCCAGCACCTCCGCCGCCTGCGCCAAAACCCACAGCTATGCTGAGGTTTATGAACCCTGCCCCGCCTCCACCGCCCCCGCCGATATAGCCATTGGTGTTGTTGATGCTGATCGGGCCGGTCAGGGCGATCGCAGGCCCGCCTGCCGCGCCGCTGCTATAGGTGACACTCGCGCCATTCATATCGCCGCCCTTGCCCCCCTTCCCCATGATGAAGCCGTTGTTGATCAGCGTGAGCCCGCCCGGGAAGGCGCCGCCCATATCGAGGGCAGGTAGCGAGGTGTTGTCCGACCAGATGTAGACGCCGGATGCGATGGTCACTGTGGCAGCACTCACCCCATCCCAGCCTTGGCCCAACAGATAGCTCCGCAGGTTCAGATGCAGTTGATGGGCGCTGATCGTGTGGGAGAACTGCGCGGACTTGCCCCTGAGACTGGCCTTGCCGATCGGACCGCTTGGCACGCCGGCCAGATTGCGCACGGCGGCCTCGCCAAGCGAGATGGTGGCCGTGGCGGGGCGGCCAAGCTCGGTGTTCACTTGGCTCAGCGACAGCGGCCCTGTTGTGGGAAGCGGCATGGGTCACGGGCTCCCAAAGGCTGTGACATTACCCAGCACGGTCAGATTGCCCGAGGCATCGACCACCATGATGTTGGTGCCGTTGTGTCGGAAGGTCAGGGTCGTGCCTGTGGCATGGGCGGTAAAGGCGCCCCAGCGCGCGCCCACCTCGACGATCTCTTCACTGCCATCAGCGCGCTTGAGGAAGAGCTTTCCGTCCCGCGTGTTGATCGCAAGCTCGCCCAGATCCAGCTGGGCCGTGGTGGGGACCTTGGTCGCGATCGAGGACCGCTTCATGCGGATGATACTGGCCATCTGGCCGTCTCCTTCATTGCCTCATGTGAGGGGAGTGGGGGATTGGGATCGCGTGCAGCCACGCGGGCTGCACGGAACGGCCGGCGCGCTCAGGGCTGCGCCTTCACAAGGTGGGGTGGCCGATCGCGGCCAGCCTTTGGTACCTGCGTCCCTGTGGTACCTGCATTTCGATTGATGTCAGAAGGTCCCGCCATCCAGAGTCACGCCGGTGATGCTGCCACCAGCAATCGCCACATTGCTCGCCGCTTGCGTGGCCATGGAGCCAAGCCCGAGATTGCCGCGGGCCGTGGCCTTGTTCGGCAGGTCGGAGAGGTTGGAGGCAGCAGAGAGCTTGCCTGCCAGCCCATTGGTGACGGTCGTGGCAAAACTCGGATCATCGCCCAAGGCGGCCGCCAACTCGTTCAGCGTATTGAGCGCGCCGGGGGCGGCATCAACAAGGGCCGCGACGGCGGCCTGCACAAACGCAGTGCTCGCGATCTGGGTTGTATTGGTGCCCGTCGTCGCAGTTGGCGTGGTCGGCGTGCCAGTAAGCGCTGGGGAGGCAAGCGGCGCCTTTTCATCAAGCGCCGCCTGAAGCCCCGTCACCTGCGAGATCGCGTGAGTATGTGTAGCGGGCGTAAAGCTCGTGGGTTTACCGGTCACCCCTGTCCAAGGCACGCTGTCCGCGGCCTCTGCCGCATCGACCTTGCCGTTGTTGTTGGTGTCATACGTGGCCTTTAGCATGTCGCCAGCGCCAAAGCCGGTGAGCGCGGCCTGCACGAACGCGGTGGTGGCGATCTGGGTCGAGTTTGTGCCGCCTGTTGCAGTGGGTGCAGTTGGTGTGCCGGTAAAGCTAGGCGATGTCAGCGCTGCCTTTGCGTTCAGCGCCGCCTGCAGCCCCGTTACATCCGAAATGGCATGGCTATGCGAGGCCGACGCCTTGCCATCAAGCGCCGTCTGCAGGCCACTGATCTCCGAGATTGCATGGCCGTGGATGCCAGCCGCCTTTCCGGCGAGCCCGGCATCGAACTGCGACTTGCGCACCAGATCAGTGCTGGCGCTCGCGTCTTGGCTCGACTTTGGCACCACCGAGAAGGTCTTCGCGCCCGCAATGCTCTGCGTGCCGGTTAGATCGACAAAGGCGCCGCGTCCGGCGAGTGGCAGTATCGCCGTGGCATTGCCAGCGCCATCATCGCCCTTGCCCACGTAAAGCGTGTCATCGACCTCATTATGGGCGACTTCGCCGGATTTGAGGGCGGCAGGCGCGCCGGCGTTACCGGCCTGGCGCCGTTTGAACTGGATCGTATTGGCCATCAGAAGAAGCCTCCGTTGATGGGGGTGTCTGTGGGAAGGATGGTGATGCCGGGATCGCCCTGATCCCCCTTGTCGCCTTGGGGGCCCGTAGCCCCCTGCGGTCCGGGCTGGCCGCCGATCCGAATACGGTAAGGACCGGTCGCGATGCGAACCTCTACAGGCGCCCGGATCGTGATGGGTCCGGTTTGGGAGGGCGCGAAACTCATGGCGCAAGCCCCCGTGTCACGGGCAGCATAACGGGGATCTCGAGGAAGAAGCCCAGATGCAGATCGGGGTCGAGATCGATGCGCACGAGATCAAGAACCACCCGGCCGGGCGCGAGCCCCGCCGTCTGATCCGGGTGCAGGACCAGTTCCAGCACCGTATCGCTCATGCGCAGCACGCCGCCCGCGTCACTCGTAATCGTGGTCAACACGGCGGGGTCGCTTGCCCGCGTCCGCAGTTGGCCGGCATAGGACGCGCCTTCGGCAAAGACAGGGACTGCTGCCTCAAGTTGAAGATTGTAGGGGTAGCCAATCAAGATGGCCGGCCCTTCGCTTGTATAAGACATCTAAGAGATCCCGATGAGAGGCTGTTGCAGCAGATTGCAGGCTCAAAATTCCCGGCATAAAAAACGCTCGAACCAGGGGAACACATGAACCGATCCGACAAAGACCTTGATCGCTTGCACAGGCTCTTGTCGCGACTGCCCGTCGCGCAAATGCCCATGACAGTGAGCGAACTTGATGGCTTTGTGACAGGCATCTTGGCCTGTCCTGAGACGATGTCCCCTTCGCTGTGGCTTCACCATGTTTGGGGGGAGAACGGCACGGCTAATTTTGCGAACATCGATGCGGCCGAAGAGACCATCGGTGCCGTGATGGGCCATTACAACGCCGTGGCTCAGGCAATGACCCGTTCACTTTGGATCGAACCCATCTACGAGATTGATCCCAATAGCGATGAGGTGCTGTGGGAACCTTGGGTGGACGGATTTATTCGGGCGATGGATCTCAAACCAGAGGTTTGGTCGCGGTTCTCACAACTTGCTGACACAGAGACAAACGCATCGATCCGCTTCTTGCGCAAGCTCTACGCGGTTTACGTCGGCGAAAGCGATCTGAGCGAAGACGAGATCCGTTGGATTGACGAAGAAGCCCCAGATATGATCCCCAACTGCGTCGCGACGATCTTGCACCAAACCCGCCCAGAGTTGGCGCGTGCCGCGCCTCCATATTTGCCAGACGAGCCGTTCCGCGCAGTTCCATGCCCAGGGCGGAATGATCCGTGTTCCTGTGGTTCGGGGCGCAAATACAAGCAATGTTGTGGGCGCAACTGAACGGGTCGGTACCCCGTGTTCATGGGCGCCACCCGCAGAGCCTGGCCCCGACCTCGTTATGCGCGACAATCTGGGAAAGTGTCCCTTCACTCAGCACATCGTGACGCGACGGGCGGATAGGTTCGACCCAATCGCAGTCTTCACGCAACGAGCGCGGATCAATCCCGCATCCAGCGGTCAGCGCGGCGCTCAAGCTTAGGCCGATCAGAGCTTTGGATGTCATGGCGGAGTTCCTTGGCGGTTTGCATGGATCTGATGCGGGCATCGGCGCGGCGGATGGCATAGATGGCCTCGGCTGCTTTGCGCCCTTGACGCATGGCAATCCCAAGTGCGGAGATAATGGCTAGAGCAAGCGCCCCATAAAGTGCGGCGCGCCTGCCGAGACGAGCGATGAGCGGTGTTACGAGCCCGATCATGGCGTCCGTCCCGTGCGGTGATCCTCAATCCGGGCGGCACGGGCGCGCAGGGCGTAGAGGATCACAGCGACGAAGACGGCGAGGCCAAGCCAAGGCAGAACTGCTGGCAACCAGCTGTGCATGCCCAGGAGCGCCACCATGCGCGCCGCTAGATCCTGCGCCTGCTCCGCCTCGGCCAAGGCGGGGGCTAGCTGGGACCCAAGCGTGCCAGCTGCCCCCATGACACCCAGCCTAATCTGGGCATTAGCGGAAGCGACAATGCGGCTCTGCTCAGGGCTGCCCTCAGCACGTGCTAGGGCCACCGCGCGCGGGGCTGCCCGTTCCAGCGCCTCAGTCAGCGCCACATCGATGATGGGCACCAGCGGCAGCGCATTGTCATCGCGGAAGGCGAGGATGGCCGCCCGCGTTCGGGGACCTATCAACCCGTCGATCGCACCCACCTCGTGATAGCCAAGCGCACGCAGACGGGTCTGCACATCGCGGATGCTCATGGTGACAGCAGGCGCCACATTGCCAGCACGCCGCACGCCCAAGAGCTTCGAGACCGGGTACCGCTTTACATTGACTGCATCGCTCTGGTTGCCCCCCAGACCCCAGACCCACGGTCCCTCGATCCGGTCGATGAAGAAGACGTGGCCCTGCCAGCTTGCGCTCCCGCGCGGGATCACCCCAATGTCGCCGGCCTGGGCGTCGGCAATCTCTACCGGCACGCCCCAGTCCAGATAGGAGCGGGCTGTCAGCTGCCGCGTCGACCGGATCCCGGCCTCTTCAAGGCAATGCCCGACAAAGGCCGCGCACCAAGCAACACTGTCATGCTCCACCCAGTCATGCCCTACCGAGGCATACATCGCCATGATGATCGGGTTGTTCTCAGGGCCAGGCCCCTCGGTCGTGCCGATATAGCCGCGCGCAATCTCAAAAGGCGTCATGGTCCTCTCCCAAGCAAAAAGAAATGCCGCCCCGAAGGGCGGCGCTGTATCGATATGTTGATGTCTCGGGTGGTTCAGAATGGCTTGGGCCGCAGTTTGCCTGCGTTGACAGGCATAAACGGACGACTCAAGTCACTTCATCGGTTCAAGAAAGAATGATCATTAGATGACCGCATAGGAATTACCGCGGTCCCGTCACCACGTCACGCGCTTGCGACATCCAATCATCAATAGCCGCAGTAGGCGTCGGGCCAATCCCAAATACGCCGTCAATCTGGATTTCAAAAAGGCCAAGATGGCCTTGAGGCTCCGTCCAATTTCCACCCCGCGCCCTCACGAGTTCCTTGGCCTTGTCAACGACATCCGTTGAGGCCGTCAATTGTGCAAGAACATCGGTGAAGTCTTGGCGGGTAGGCATGGCATCCTCATTACGACTGTGTGTGATGTGGACACCATGCGCTAGGGTTTCAAGACGGTAGGCGGTAGTCAGCCAATCGCGTAATCTTCGCGACTCCCGCCATTTGCCTCATGATCCGCAATCCACTTCGGCGTGCGGCCACGGCCCGACCAGGTCAGGGAGGGGTTTTCGGGATGGCGGTATTTGGCGACGGCGCCCGATGCAGCGCGTGCGGGCTTGCCGCCCAAGACGGCTTCGAGGGTCACGCCCAACTCACGCGCCTTCGCTTCAAGTGCGGCACGCGCCTCAGCAAGCTTGCGCGCTTCATAGGTCTTAATTGCTTTTTCAACGTCTTTAAGGAGCGCCTTGAGATCAGCAAGGCTCATCTTTTCCAAATCTGCAGTCGACATGATAACCCTTCAGGATTGATTTAAGTTTGCGATCTTTAGGCCTGGGCAATGCAAAGCGCAAGATTTGCTTTGAATGCGAGTAGGCATTTCGGGATCAAGTTTCTTTGCGGGACACGGCTCATTGATCATGGTCAATCATGCGGGTCTTTTTTGTTATTCGGAGCATCATATTTTTGGATGGTGATTATTTCTTTTTGCCAAGCCAGGCGGCCAGCAAGGTTTCCGCACCGCGGGGACCGAGATAGGCGAGCGTCGCCACAAAGCCTGTACTGACCGGCTGGGTCAGCCCCATATAGCTCGCAGCCGCATCGCCAATCAGAGCCATGCCGACGGCCACAGGGATTTCCCATAGAAGCTCTTTGCCAAAGAAGCGACGTCTGCCCAATTTCACCTCCCCTGAATGATACATCAGCCGTCCCGTGAATGCCCCGATCAGCGTGGTGACAGCCCCTCCAAAGAGGTTGTTGATCATCTCGATAAAGCTCTGGTCCTGCATGGCCGGCGTCTTTCGTACTGGATGGTCTCGGGCCGATGTCGCGGCCCGGTTTAGTATTCCCCGCCATCGAGCAGCGCGCCGAAGGCGCTATCGGCAGCATCGCGGATCTTGAGGGTTGGCGGCGTGGTGCTGGTATCGAGCCAAAGCATGCCTGGCGCAGTCGCCGTTGGGGCGGTGGCGCCGCTGCTGGTCGACCTGAGGGCGGCGATCACCTGATTGATCTGCGCACGGACGGCCGCGCCATTTTCATTGACGATCACGAAGCTCGGAACTTGGGTCATTGCATTACATCCACTAGGCCACCTCATCCGCGATCAGCCGCAACTCGGACACGATCGGCGTGAATGCCGGGTCATTCGTCCTGAGCCATGCCCGCGCTTCCACCGCGCGCGCCTCGATCTCGCTATTGTCGATCCGACCCCAGGGTCCCCAGTCGGGGTTTGCTGCTGGATCGTCATCGGTCTCGCGCACCTCGAGGACGACATCGATATCAGCGCCTTCTGAGCCGTCGAAGTCGGCCCAGCTGTCGATCGGGGTCATGCGGTCATCGATGTAATCAGAGAGCGCCGAGGCACCGACCAAGATGTCCGAGCGAAGCCGCACAAGCTTTAGCGCGCCAAAGTCGAGACGGGTCCCGAACTGATAGAGGCCCTCGGTTGCTAGAACGACCGGGCTTCCCGCGGCATCTGTCCCGGTTTCGAGCTTAAGCGTTCCAGCACTTGCCACGAGCCCAGTTTTGGGTCCGGGGAAGCTTGGATCCGCCGCCAGCGTATTCAGCTGCGCAAAGCTCAGGATTTGCACGCCCTTTGTCGTGACTGTGCTGACGGGACCGATACGCCCCTCGCTGTCCTCGGCCCGTAGGAGATAGGTGCCGGGTTTCAGGGGTACGACCGCGATGGCCTCCCCGCCCGAGACCCGGTCCATCAGCGTCGAGTTCGCCCAAGAGGCGTTCGCATCCTTGCTGTGGCGGATAATGACACTGCCGCCGACCCGCACATCCACATCGACCGCGCGCTGCCATTTGAGGACCGCAAGCCCGCCCGCAGACTGGATGGTCAGACCTTCGAGGGCCGCCGGCGGGGCAGTCAGCCCCACCACCTCGCGCGTGCCGTCGCGCCAGGGAGAGGAGACCCCCAGCACAGAGACGGCTTTGACGCGGAAATCCCACTGCCCCGGCGCAATGTCGCGGAGTTCCATTAGCGTGCCGCTTGTTCGCCCGTAATCTTGCCAGTCGCCGCCATCGCGGCGGGCCTCGAACTGGTAGCTATCCACAAAGCCGCTTTGCGCTTCTGCCCAGCGGACCCGCAACAGTACCTTTACGGCCGAGCCATCGCGGGTGACGTAAAGCTCCTCTTCCCCCTGCGGTGCACCCGGCGGCGCGATGTCGAACGCCGACGGCAAGGTCGTGCGCGGGGCAGCCGCATAGATCTGCTCCTCGCTGGCGTCCCAGTCATAGACCAAGGGCGAGGTCTCACGCAGCAAGAGCTCCGGCGCGATCCGCGGACCGGATCCCATCTGGGTCAGGTCCAGCCGCACAGCCTCGACCTCAAAGGGTTTGCCGTCATCGGGATCGGGACCGCCAAAGCCCCAGCGGGTATAGCGCAGGAGCGTGGTTTCGCCGGCCGCGACACGCCAGGCCTTGAGCTTTCCCGAGACCCTGACACTCATCTGCCGCCGCGCCCGCTCAAGCTCGATCTTGGCCAGACGCTGCGCCATCGAGGCCGAGATCGTGAATGGCAGCGCAATATCGCGCCAGATCTGCTCGCCGCCATCTTCCAACCGATAGGTCTCGGAGGCGTAAGCCGGGAAGTCATCAGGCTGCCAGTTGTTCTCAGGGCTGACGAACTGGCCGCGGACCGCGTTGAAGTTGGACGCACGGCTTTGACGGGTGGTCAGCGTCATGCCGCCTTCGCGGACGTCGTTGCTGGTCAGTAGCTCAGTCGGGATCCGATACGCGCCTGCCCGCATGCGCCATTGGCCCGCCTGCCAGATGCAGCGCCCGGCCATGGCGGTCAGCATCGCCTCGATGATGGTCTTGGGCGTCTCTGAGAGCGAGACGACGCCATTGCAGCTGTAGCGGGGCTCAGTGCCGCCGCCTGACAAAGCGATCCGCTCATCGCAAATATTGGCCGCCTCAATCAGGCTTTCGGTCTCAATACCATCCGGCGTACCTATGCCTGCCCCAAGGCCATAGACGGGATGGGCCATGTAATCGGCGACGCAAAGCGCGGCATTCTCTGTGTAGCCGCGCGTGCCCGTGCGCGGATCAAGAATATCGTCCTTGCCCTCCATATCGACGGTGATGTTCGGGATCCCGCCTGGGAAGGCATCCGGGTCATAAGTGAGCCGCAGATAGATGGCGGCGCATCCCGCCAATCTATGTGCGGCTGTCCAGAGTTCTGGCGCGGCGGTGATCAGGCCTGCGAATGCAGTTTGATCATCGCGACCGAGGCGCTTTTCGACGGCAAGCTTGCCCGCCCATCGCCCTTGTGCGGTGCCAGCTGCATCGAGCGCCATCTCACCCTCGAAGTAGACAGCACCAATCGACTTCACGCGGTGGGCAGCGAGCACCACGACCAGATGGAGGTCTTTGTCCTTTTCGCCGGTGGAATGCAGGAAAGTGATCACGCCCCCCTTACGGGTCCGCCCATAGACCATCTGGCGGGGCATCACCGGCTCGCGCACCGTCACCGTCCGGGCCTGCAGCTCGATCTGGCCCATCGAGGGCTTGGGCATCATGGACTGTGCCGCCGCCGAGAGCAGCATCGAGGCGCCGAAGTTTGCGGCAAAGCCAATCAGACCCGTCGCTGCAAAAGCTGCCGCCACGCCGCCAGCCGCAATCGCCGCGCCGCCGAGGGCGACGGCACCCAAAATGACAGGCGGCATGGATCAGGTTCTCCAGGCGAGACGGCAGGAAGAGAGCGGCAGGGTCACCAAACCCTCGGGCGAGGCGAAGGCAGCTTGCGCACCGATGCAGACGCCAAAGGCTTCGGGCACTCCGCCCAGAACCAGATCACCGCGTTGCGCGAGGCGTGGATCAGACAAGGGCTCGCCAAGAAGCGCCCGGCCACCTTCTTCGAGTGTTTTCCAGCCAAGCCGGCGCAACACACGCTGGCAGCCTACGGGCGTCCGATACCGCCCTCGCCAGAGCGCGGCATGGTCAGGGCCACCTGTCAGATCCCGGCGGAGATCAAAGGCCCAGGTCGCGCAGTCATGTTGGCCCCAGGCGAAGGTCCGCGTGCGTGCCTCTGTGATGGCAGCAGCGAAGAGCTGTTCCCAATGGGGGATGCGAGTCATGGCATTCATCCCCGCCCCCAAGTGATCTCTTGGTCCTGGATTGCGGTGACATGGGCAAAACCGAGATCGCCCGGAAAGAGCACCTGCTGGCTCTCATGCGTGTAGCGCCAGTTGCGCGGTACATTCAGGTCGATGAGGCGGCTCTCATAGCTGATGGTGATCCGGCAGCTCTGCGCATCTTCCTGGATCTCCGGCACATCAAGCCGGCCCGAGAAGGCTTGGACGGGATCTGCGATGATCTGGCGATCCTCGGTCAGCAGCGCAAGCCAGATACGGCCCGGCTGACCTTGGCGCGCTTCCTCGATTGCAAGCCCCACCAGATCGAGCGGCACGCCCGAAAGCGAGACGGTGGTACCAGACGCCACAACGTCTGAGGTCTCCTCCAAGGCACCAAGCCCTAGCAGGACACCCACGCCTGTCCAAACCTTCTCGTCCCATGTGACGGGGCCTACCCCTGTCCAGATCCGCACGATGCCAGTAGGAAAGGCCCCCTCAAAAAAGATGGCGGGTCGAAGATCTTGTTCCGCGAGCGCGTCTGATACGTTTGCCGCGAGATCTCGGCTCATCAAATCGCCTCCCGTGCGGACATGGTAAACCGGTGGCGTGCGGCCCGCTCGATGCGGGTGGGCACTGAGCTTGTGGGCCGTAAGAGCACTTTGGGCTGGTTCACCTCGATCACCGTGCCTGCGGGCAGGCTCTGGCGGACGCCCGGGAAGATTGTGAGTGCCGCACGGCCCTGAGCATTTGTCACCGCGTCAAAGGCCACCTGATGCAACCGCGTGTCCCGCCCTGAGCCGATCGAGATGAAATCGCCGGAGAGGACGGCCGGCAATCCCGGTGGCCAGCCTTGGCTCTGCAGGAGATTGCCGCCCGAGACGGCCAGTTGCAGCGTGATGGTCTGCGCGATGTTTTTTGCCTCGATAGAGGGATCGGCAAAGAGGAGCAGACCTCGACCGGATCCAAGCGCAGTCAGGGCGGCGCCAACCGATCGCGCGAGTGCCCCTGATTGCGCTGCAAACTCGATCTCATACTCCCACCATTCCCCGCCCCAGTCTTGGACCTCAGTGCTGCCGGTGAAGGGTGACGGTGTCTGGCTGGTCGCTGTCACCAAACGCCGCTCGAGACTTGCAACCCAAGTGCGGGGTAGCTCCACGATCACGCTCATGCCAGCCGCCCCCGTCGCATCGCGTTGCCGACGGCCGCGACGGCGATCCGCTCGAACTCGGGCTGGGCATTGCGCAGCACGCTTGCCAGCTGCTCGGCCACGCCCATCTGGGCGCCGCGCGCATCGACATTCAGATGGACGGCAACGGGAATGCTCGTTCCAGCGCCGCGCGCAACCTCCGCCCGGGAAAGTACCCGCTCGCCCCGCTGCAAGATCGTTGGCACTTCGTCGGGACGCAGGCCTGCCCAGCCACCAGCATGCATGCGCGGTGCCGCAGCAAATACAGCGGCGGGTACGGAGCGCGTATGGCCCGAGATCCCAACCACACCACCCGCGTGGGAGACCGCGGCTGTAACAGCCCCACCGCCTCCAAAGATGCCGCCGAGCGCATTGGCGATCGGTCCCAGCACGGCGCGGCGGAACGACAGTACGGCCAAATCTGCTAGGATCGAGCGCACGAGGCTTTTGAAGTCGAGCTTGCCCGTCTCACTAAAGCTGCGAAACGCACTTTCGGCGCCGGAGAAGGCTTGGGTCAGCGTCTGGCCGAGGCTCTTGCCCCAGTTGAGCGCATCAGATGCATAGGAATGCAGCGCGTCAGAGACCGCGCGCCAGCCGGTGACAATCCGTTCTCCTGCGCCAGCAGACCCTGCTCCTGCAGCCGTAACAGCTTGGTTTAGCCGGTCGGCTGAGGCTGTGGCCTCATCGAGGGCTGCTGCGCCTTCTTCGCCGGTGTCGGCAAAAGCATCGCGGAGCGCCGCCCACGAGGTTAGCGGTGCTGTCGCACCATTCGCTAGATCAGTGGCGGCCTGCCGATACCGGTTCGCGGTGTCCACTGCCTCTGCGGCGATCGCGTCAAGCCCAAGGTCGGGAACGTTGAGCGGGTTTTCCTCGAAGGCCCGGCGGAAGGCATCCGCCGCAGCTGTCCCGGCCTCAGCCGAGGCGCCCGCAAAGGGGTTGGTAATATCGCCGAGGCTAATTTCGCCGATTTCGCCAAAAGTGGTCTCGATGCCGACTGCCGCCAAGGCATCGCGGATACGGCCGGTAAAGGCATCAATCCGGGCGATGGCGCCGTTCAGCATGGCTTCGATGCCGTCGAGCATGCGGTTGGCGGCTGAGAAGACCAGATCGCCGATCACGGCGGGCAAGCGCGACCAGATCTCGCGCGCAGCGAGAAGTGCACCCTCGAATGTGTTGGCAGTCGCATTGCCAAAGCCGACGACACTCTCGATGGCCCCTGCCATCGCGGAAGCGGCATCGGCTTTCAGATCGTAGAACATGGCGGTGGCCGCAGCCCCAGCGGCCGAAGCGCCCATCTTGATCCGGTTCCAGACCTCGACCGCGACGTCTTTCAAGAGGCCCATGGCTTCGCCGAAGCCGCCTGCGCCGGAAGCCAACCGGGTGAACCAGTAGACCAATTCGCCTGCGCCCACGATCAGCGCACCAATGCCGGTGCGGATAAGCGCACCTTTTAGGACGACGAGCGTCGTGGCAAGCCCGCGGACCGAGAGCGCCGCGACGGCCATCGCGGCTACCCAGCGACCAGCGAGGAAGGTGGCGAAGCTGCCTGCATAGATCGCGAGCCGATCGAGATTGGTGAGGACCGCGTCAAAGGCCCGGCTGATCGGGCTGGTGGAAGATGCCAGCGCCACGAAGGCATTGGCAACGGCTTCCAGAGATGGGGCCAGCGCGACAGCAATCCGGTTGCGCACGCCCGTGAACACCTGCCCGATGCTAACCAGCGCCAGTTCCGAACGGCGCATGGCGGCGATGGCATCTGCGTCGAGCACCGCGCCGAGCGCCTGGGCCTGCGCTCCAAGGCGGGTCATCTCCGCGCCGCCGTTTTGCAGCAGCGGGATCAGCCGCGTCGTGTCAGACGCCATGGCCTCGAGATAGAAAGTCATCTCCTGCTGGCTGACACCCGCCCGCTCAAGGCTGTCGACATAAAGCTGCAAAGCTTCCGGCCCTGAGAGCCGGGCGAACTGGTCCGCCGTCACACCAACCCGTGGCGCGATGTTCTCGAAGAAGTCGGCCATCGGCCCGCCGCCCGTCTGCAGGAAATCCCCCACGCGGTCGTTCACGTCTTTCAAGATATCGGCGAGCTTCTCCTGCTCGATGCCCACGGTAGCCGAGGCTGCCGACCAGCGCTGGAACAGCTCCGGATTAGCATTGGCGACCTGGGAGAGCTGGTCGATCTCGTTGGCCGCTGCCACCGTAGAGCGCGTCATCGCGACGACAGCACCGGCCAACGCAGTTGCGGCAGCAGTTGCCGCGATCTTGGCGCGGCGCGCAAAGGCCGCCATACGCGCATTCGCTTGGTCCAACTCGCGCGACAATCGCCCCATGCCACTGGCACCCGCCTCACCGACGCCTTCCAACTCGGCACGCACCTGGCGGCCGCCGGTTGCGGAGAGGCGGACAGATACGCGTTTCTCAGCCATTGCGATGTTCGATCTCTTCGTTGGTTTTGCGCACCATCACCGCCTCAATGGGCGGCAGGAGTTCTGCGATGATCAGGGGCGAGAGCCCGAGGGCCGCACCGAGTTGGAGGGCTGTGCCCATGTCCCAGCCGAGGACAGCGCCGCCGCTCATCCCACCAGCAACGCGCACCTGTCCGCCGAGGCGCTGCACCAGATCCCAGATCTGCCAGCCCTCAAGGGTCAAGGGTTGATGGAGAGTGCGTGGGCATTCCGCGCAGACAGAGGGGCATGCGGCGCAATACTCAACGCCCCCGCCGAACTCCCAGTCGGCGAGAGCGGTCAGGCGTTTTTTTCCGCGTCCAGAATGAGGGCACCGGCAATGTATTTGGTCTGGAAGGCCTCGAAGATTGGCCAGAGTTCCAGAAGAGCATCGACGCCCTCGGGGGTCAGCGGTAGTTGCTTGCCGTCCTCGTCACCCACGCCTTCCCAATCCTTTACAACAATGCGCGCGACGGCCTTGGCGACGATGCGCGCAAGGTCGTCGTTGGAGGTAACGCCTTCAGCATCACCGGCAGCTGCGACGATCGTCGGATCGCTCCGCGCTGCCAACATAATGGCGGTGGTCAGCGGCTCCACAAGCAGCCGCACGCCATGGCCAAGATCGAGCCAGCGTGGTTCATTCGAAAGGTTCAAGCGCAGCATGGTCAGTACACCTCGCGTTCGTTGGTGAGCGTCACGGTGCACATCCGGCCTACCATTGGATCGCTGGCAGCTTGCCAGTCGAAGGTCGCCTGCACACCTTGTGGGCCGGAAATTTCGATCCGCGGGCGCGGGAGATAGACCGCGTGGGCGGTGACGGTCAGGCTCTCGCCCGTTGGCAGCGTGTAGGAGAACTCCAACTCGCAGGCCTCGCTGTTGATCGCCTGGTTCACCAGCGTCTGGTCGGCGAAGCGCACTACAACATTGCCCGTCAGGGCAGCAATCGATGGGTCCGCGCCATCGATCTTCCCATCCGCCCGGATGGTCTCGATGCGGTCGAGATTATTGGCATAGGTAAGATCGGCGGAGACAACGTTACCGATGTTCGCGCCGTTCCGCGTGATCGACCCGTTGAAATGACCGAACCGCTTCAGTGCGATATTGGCGGGTGCCCCTACCGCACTGGTCGTGGCGATGGCCTCGCCCTGTGCCACGATGCTGGCCGTGGCCGTCAGCAGCCCAGAGCGCGCCATCTGCCAGTTAAGGCTGTCCACCATGCAGCCGGAATACATCGCATAGCGCGGAACCTCGGGCATGCCCGTCTCGACCGAAAAGCTGGGAAGCGCCCAGCTGCCGGAACGGAACTCGTGGTTATAAGGAGCGTCAGCGCCCGTGGTCGTGGGAGTGCCAAAGGCTGCCTTCAGCCAGAAGCCGAAGGCCTCGGCATCAATCGGGATGACCACATCGCCATCCGCCGTCACCGCATCCTTGATCGGGGCCTGCGGATCGCGCCCGTAGCCAAGCAGTTCCGAGGTCTGTAACGGTTGCTCGGCTCCCAGCGTCGTGCTGGCGAAAGGCATCTTGGTGTAGCCGCTCACAGGCGGCGTGCCATAGGCGGTCTCGAACGCAAGCGCCATCTGCGCCCGCGCCCCTAGGGCTCGTGCCATGGTATTGTTCCCTCATAGGTTGTATAACGAAGTGGATGCCGCTTGACCCGCGCGTCAGGAGCCGCCTACTTGGCGTGTGTCGCCCTAAGGACTGTCCTGATGTTCACCTCAGAGCCTTCCCAGACACTTACGCCGACCGCGGCAGTCGACCGGAAGCGGTCCGTGATTGCCGAAGACATCGTGATAGAGGGCAACATCGTCTCCCGAGGCATCTTGGAGTTTGGCGGACAGATCACGGGCGACATCACCGCTGATGCCGTTGTAATCACCGCGACCGCGCGCGTCCGGGGACGGGTCCGAGCCCGCCAGCTCACCATCGAGGGCGAGTTGCAGGGTGCGGCTTCTGCACTGAACGTCAACATCAAGAACGGCGCCCGCGTGAAGGCCAACTTCGCTTATGAGACACTTGAGGTCGCCTCAGGCGCGCAGGTCGTTGGCGAGTACAAGCGGATCAGCGGAGACAGCTTCAAGCTCTAGGCCAGCGGATCCGCCGTGGCGTAATGCAACACCACCGGCACCACGGCTGCCTTCAAGCTTGAGCCGCCCTCGACCGGAAGATCGACAGGCTCGGGCACCTCTGGCTCCACCCAATCACACAATCCCCCGAGTGTTCGATCGGCGCAGATGACAGCGCCGATTTGCGCCGTCAGCGCATCAAACAGGCTGTCCCGTTGCGCGGTGGACTGGACGATCACCTCAAGCTCTGCGCGATGTTGGTAATGATACATCAGCGGTGAAAGCGTCACCCCGGGCTCTCCTGGGTTACCATCCCGCAAGATCATCAGCCCCGCAGGCGGCACGCGTTCCGGCAGCACCTCCCCGCGCAGAACAGGCACATGCGGGATCGTGCTCAGCAGATGCGCCAGGGCGGTGAGGATGGTTTCGCGTGTCGATGGCATCGTTGAGTTCCGCTTCAATGGCGATAAAGTCTTGCAGGGAATGGCCAAGGGGCGAGAAAGCCATGCCACGAAAACCGAGCCACGGTTGGAGCACCGCTCAACAAGGCGGATATCGGAACGGTAGTACAGTTCGGACCGTTTATAAGAAGCCTCCACCGGTTGATCAGACGCTGACCGTTCTCCAGGCGGCGGGCTACGGATATGATGTGAATTCGTTCTGTCAGAATCCAAAGTGCCTGAGGAAGACCAAGCATAGCGCTGCAAATCTGGCTGCAGACTATGCCAAGCTTGCGAACCTCACGCTTGAGCAGATAGGCGACCGAACTCCGTGCAAGAACTGCAATTCCCAGAATAGCTTGCTTCTTTTCTATTCTAAGCCGTGATTGACGAATTAGGTCTGCTTCGCCTCCAGCCAATTCGCCACGATCAGCCCCGGTATCGCTGCCTGCGCCCGTTCGGCATCCCGCGCAAGATTGAGCCGTTTCGACAACTTTACCTGCGGCACCAGAAGAAAGATCGGCACAGTGCTCTGGCCACGCCCAGTCTTGGATCGAGAGGCCACGCCCAGCCCGCGACTGTTCAACCGCCCGTCGGCCACGAGCAAACTTGGTCCTCTCCGCCGATAGACAAAGCGAAGGCGTAGACCACGCCGCCTCTCCCATTCGCCGGGCGTGAGCGCCTTGCCGCGCGAGCCCTTACCAGCCGCTGGCGTTGGGATGGCAAGCCAGAACCCGTCCTTCGACCGGATCAAAGGTCCCGTGTCATGCGCCCCGATGATCTGGGGTGCGTTTGACCAGACGAGCGCGGCTGCTTCCAGGCTTTCGCCCGCCGCAGGATAGGTCTTGGACCTGATCGTGTTGGCGAGCCGCTGGCCGAGGCGGACACGCGTGATTTGAGCGCGCCAGTTGGATTTGAGATCGTTGCCCGCCGCACGCATGGCAGCTGTGACGGCCTTTTCGCCAGCGAGGACTTCGGCGCGCATCGCGGTGACGATGTCGCCGGAGACGGAGAGATCGAGCTTCATGCAGGCGTGGCCTCAATGGTCCAGATCAGCCTTTCGCGATCACGGATCGGCTCACCCTGGATCAGGAAGGTTTCGTCACCGATGAGGATCTGCTCATCGGGGCGCGGCGCGGGGAGCTCCGAGACACGGACATCGAAACGCATGGTCTCTGAGACCAGACGCGCGGCCCCGAAGGTGGTCACATCATCATTGCGACGCATAATGATGCGGATGCGGGTGAACTGCCCTTCGCTGTCGTGATGCCACGCCTCATGGGCGAGGTTCGGATCAGCGAAGAGCAGATCAACTGCCACGGCAAAGGCCGTCATGGCTCAGCGTCTTCAGTTTGAACTGAAGATCCGGATCGCAAGGCGCGGGCGCTTGTTCACCGGCAGGATCGAGGCCTCGGTCATCAGATCGATCCAGCGGCCTTTGCTGTCCATCATCTGGCGGGCATATAGGGGCAGACCGACCGTGTTGGCGGTTTCCAGCAGGTTCGCTGGTCCGCCATAAGTGGTGAAGGTGTCGAAGGTGCCAAGCGGGAAGGCGATACCCTCGCCCGCTGGGATCAGCCGCTCCGACGTGCCGTTTGAGAGCGTGACAGAGCCGTTGTATTCCTCGAAGAGAATGCCCGCGAAGGGGAAGGCGCGGCGCATGTCTTCGCGCAGCGGCTGGCCACCCGTGGCCGAGAAGAACTTGTAGGCCTCTTCGGTTTTTGGATGGCTGATCAGCTTGTCGAAGAATTCCGAGCTCACCAGTGCATGCGCGGTGGTCATGGTTTCGCCAAGAAGGCTGTCCTCGATCCCGCGCAGGACGGTTCGGACCTTACCCTGCACATTCGTTCCTGCGGTGCCAAAGACGAAGTCGACCGAGATTTTCTCCAGGCCGAACTCGACAAAGTAGTCGTAAAGCGTGGTGCCTGCGCCGTCCTTCACAATGCCCCGGAGCGCGTTCATCTCCATGTATTCGCGGGTCTGGGCATGCTTGCGGCGCATGAGCGTCAGCTTGCGGTTCATCACCTCGACCAATGGGTCTGCCGCATCCGACAGGCCCAGCGCGGGCATCCCCTGAATGTCGGCGGGCAGGATCACATCGTCATGCGGGATCCAAGGCAGGGCAAAGCTGCGCATCGAGCGCTGCTCGCGGGTGCCGACAGTGGCTGGCGCGCCCAGCGGGACCGAGGGCAGGAGGCTCAAGACGCCTTGGCGCTGTTCGATGACGATCGAGCGCTGGGTGACGCCTTCAAAACGGAAGAGGCCGATCTGGCCGAGGCGGGTGTAGAGGTTTGGCAGGATGTTGATGGCCTGCGTCATCTCGGCGAGCGAATAGCCGCCCGCGTCAAACGGGTTGCGCGTGATGGTCATGAGGAACTCCGGGGAATGAAGGGTGACGCGCGAAAGCGCGACGGGAAGAACGGGCGATGCGCCGGATCAGGCAGCGTCGCGCGGGATGATGCCGAGCGCTGTCAGCTGGACGTGCTTGGCGGCCGTCTTGGCCGCGTCATCGACGCTGGCGTCGAACACGAGCGCGGCTTTTGAGACGATGGCGGGGCCGCGCACGACCACGATGCCGGTCGCATCGGCCCCTGTCGCGTCGACGTCGTAAAGCAGGACAGCGGCCGCGTTCTGCGCGCCGTCGGTGCCTGTGGCGGTGCTGAGCTTCATCTTGCCGCTCGCGGTGATGCGGCCAAGAACAGCGCCAACGGGGTAGCTGGTGCCGGCAAGCAGCGTGACGGTCTCGCGGGTGAAGTTGGGGTTCAGCTCGTATTTGAGGACATCGCCCATGGTGGGCGGTTGGGTCAGCACGGACATGGGCAATCTCCAAAGATGTGGGGGTCAAAAAGAAATCCCCCGCCGGGGAGGAGCGGCGGGGGATCAGGTGGGCGGCAGCTTTTGGGGAGAGCGGTTCAGCCCCTGCTGCCCGCCGAGGCAGCCTTCTTCGCGGCAGCCACAATCGGGCTTTCAGCGGATTTGGGGAGAACAGGAGAGGGTGGGGCCGCAACGATATCGCGGGCATCCGCCGCTGCGGAGGCGCGTTGAAGGACCAGTTTGCGGAGGGCTTCCGGGGCCGTGCCCTCGCGCAGTGCCTTCGCGGCATCGATGGCGATGCCGAGGCGGCCTGCTTGCGCCGCGATCTCGGCGATCTCCGCTGCCGCCTCGCGAAGCTGAACTGAGAGTTCCGCCAGATTGCTGGGTTGCGCGGCCGCCGGCATTTGCATGGGGGCGGCGGCGGGCGCGGGGTCTTCTTCCTGCACGCCACTGACGTCATCCTGGGCGTCCGGGCTCTCAGGAGCGCTCTCCACCGCAGTGTCTTCTGTGTCAGTGGTTTCAGCAGTTTCCTTTGCAGTGTCTCGATTGGCGTTCATGGCGGCCTCCTTTGGTTTGGTATGAGCGGCGCGGGGCAGCCGCGCGGTAGGTGATGAAGCAGACAGGCTTTCACGAAAGCGGGCAAAGCCACGGGTGAGGTCGACCACTTCATCGGCCAAGCCAGCTGCGACGGCATCGACCCCACGATAGGTCGCGGCTTCGGTCGCCAGCGCCGCATCTTGGCTCAGACGCCCAGCGCGCCCTGCGGCGACGGTCTCGGCGAAGAGGAACCGCAGCACATCGATCTCGCGCTGGATGTCGTCGCGCACGTTCTCGGGCAGCGGCTCATACGGATTGCCGTCGACCTTGTGCTGGCCCGAGTGGATAAGCGTGACCCGCACCCCATCCTGATCCAGCTGACCACTGAGGTCGGCATGCATGACCACAACCCCGATACTGCCCACGGCGCCGGTGCGCGGCAGGAGGATGCGGTCGGCCTGGGAAGCCAGCGCATAGCCCGCCGAGAAGGCGTGCTCGGCGACAAAGGCCCAGACGGGTTTTGTGCCCCGGATTGCCCGAATGCGATCGGCGAGGTCAAAAGCACCGGCCACTTCGCCGCCAAAGCTGTCGATCTCGAGTGCCACCGCGCGCACGGACGGATCGCGTGTCGCCGCCTCGATCTGTGCCGCGATCCCCTCATAGCTGGTCTGACCCGAGGACTGTCCGATCCAGCCACCGCGATGGATCAGCACGCCCGCGATCTCGATCACCGCGATGCCGTCAACGACCGGGTAGGGCGCATCCCCATGTTGCTGCAGCCGTTCGGTCAGGCCATCTGCCAGGATGCTGGCGCGCACGGGGGGACGGGTGGCGTCATCTGCCGTGTCGTCACTGTCCATAAGTTTAACTCGCCGCCCGAGGATGCGCGGCCCGAGCCCCGACAGAAACGCCATGGCCTTTGAGGGTTCGACCAGCAGCGGTGTGTTGAAGGCGCGTGCAGCAATGCGTGCATGGAGCATCAGGCTTGGTCCTTGGCTTGGCTTTGCATTTCTGATCCCCATATGGTAAGGAGAATTGAGAAAAAGTAAGGAATTTGCCGATGCATGAATCGACGGTGACAGTAAAAGGCCAAACAACCCTGCCGAGGGATGTCCGGGCCGCGCTTGGCCTGACCAGCGGGGACAAGCTGCGCTACCTGATCCTTGATGGTGAGGTGCGCATCCTGAAGGCGCGCTCCGTGAAGGAATTGCGGGGCATCCTGTCCAGGTCCGGTCAGAAGCCTGTTTCTTTGGAAGAGATGGACGAGGCCATTTCCGCTGGCGCGACACACAGCGTGGATCTCGATAAGTGATCGCGCTCGATACAAATGTTTTGGTCCGCTTTCTCGTGCAGGACGACCCGTTGCAGGCGCAGGCGGCCACGAAGGTGATCGACCAATTGACGGACGAGGCGCAGGGCTTTGTCAGCCGCGAGGTCTTGATAGAGCTCGTTTGGGTGCTTGAGCGTGCCTATCGGCTCGGCCGCGCTGAAATCGCCGCTGCCCTCGACGGGTTGCTTTTGGCAACCGAGCTGAACATCGAAGGCTCCGACGAGGTTGCTCCGGCGCTCGAACTCTACCGCAATGACGGTTTTGGCTTTGCCGACCTGATGATTGCCGCCGCGGCCCGGCGCGCAGGTGCCGCCGAACTGGTGACCTTCGATCGCAAGGCGGCAAGACTTCCGGGCGTTCGCCTGCTGGGTGACTGACGTCTATCCTTCCTCTGGTGCTGTGATAGGCCGCTCCTCGCGATCAGGATCCTTGGTTTCGACGTCCTCCTCCTCGATCGGAACAGCCTGCACCCCTTGCGCAGGCGATCCCGGCCGCCGGAAATCGAGGCCCAGCGCGCGCTCGCGCTCCCGTTCAGCTGCGATCTCGCGATCAACTTGCTCGGCGTCATAGCCGCGCTCGGCGATGGCTTGCGTTCGGGATTTGAGCCCCGCCTCGATCTGGGCGATCTCGGCATTGGCGTCTTTCAGCGGATCGACCCAGTCCCATTTCGTCGGCAGCCAGTCGGCGGCCAGCATGCGCGGGCGATCCGCCTCATAGCCGGGCAAGGCCAGCGCGCCTGAGAGCACCGCCAGGTCCAGCCAGCGCGCGTAGACCGGTCGGCAGAGCTGGTAGACCATCACCGAATGCTGCCAGGCTGAGACCCGGCGGCGGAACTCGATCAGCGCCAGGCGCGAGTTCGAGAAGTTCCCCTTCACCATATCATTGGCGAGATAGGGGTAGGGGATCCCGAGCGCTGCTGAGATTTGCAGCAGCGTCCTGTACTGGAACGGCTCATAGGTCGCGCCGCTGTCGGCAGGCTGGCCAACCGTCACATCTTCACCCGGATCCAGCCGCACGATTTGACCGGGGCTAATCTCGACGCTTGCCGGCATTTCCTCGTCGTCCAAAGGTGCCAGCGGGTTCTCCGGGGCAGGGGAGGTCACGAACATCGCGTACATTGCCGCGACCTTCTTTCGGTCGAGTTCGGCGTCGTCGTATTGATCTAGCAGGAAGAGCTTCACGATCGCAGGGGCCAGTTTCGACACACCGCGCAGTTGGCCACCCTCGACCGGATCAATGACATGGATCACTTCGCTGGCGGGAACCCGCACGATTTCGCCAGAGAGCCCGGGGTCGGTGCTGTCGCCGGGATGTCGGCGCAAAAAGTGATAGGCGACGCGCCTTCCGATCCGGTCGAACTCGATCCCCTGGCGGATCGCGTTACCATTCCGCGCGACACCGGTTTCATGCAGCGGCAGCATTTCCGAAGGCAGCATCTGGAGTTGGAGCGGTACCGTCAGCCCATCCTCGACCCGCCGTGGCCGGATCCGGATAAAGACCTCGCCTGCCAGGAACACCTCGCGCGCCGCCCGGCGCTGCAGCCCGTAGAAATCCGTTAGCCCCTCGGCATCGGCCTCATCCGTCCAAGCGAGCCAAAGCCGCTGTAGCTCTTCTTTCCGAGCGGCATCGGCGAGTTTCGAGATTGGCTTGATGCCATTGCCGACGGTGTTGGCGGCCCAGCTTTCGACCGCGTTCACGGCATAGCCATTGTTGCGCACGAGCCAGCGGGCGCGGGCGGTGATGTCGGGCCCGGAGGCCGCAATGAGGGCATTCACATGCGCGCGTGTCGCTTGGAACCCCCGCAGGCGTCGGTGGTGCTGACCGGCATCAAACCCGCCGATGAAAGCCCCGAGGCGCTGACGCCAGTTCATGGCGCCGCCCATCACAGGTTCTTCACAGCATATGAGCGGAGCACACGCCCAGCGCCGCGCTCGAGTTTCGCAATGCGCCGTTCGACATCGCCTATGGCCGCGGCAAGCTCGGTGTCGGTGCCGTAATTCACCGTCTTGCCGTCATAGCTCACAGACCGTGTGCCGCTGTAGCGCGCGGTCAAGAGCGCGCTGTGGCGGAGTTTCAGATCGTCGAGGGTCATCACTTATTCCATGTATTTTGGCGTGCTGATCTTCCAGCCGCGCCGCCGGGGCGTTGCAATCCGCCCCGCCTGAGGTTCGGTCGGTTTCTCGGGCTCAGTACCCAGGGCTTTGATAGCCGTTTCCACGCCGGCCTGTTTCTCCAACTGACGCCACGTCCGTTCGTCAAAGCGGTCGGCGCCGAGGATCCAGGCTGCGGCCCGCGCATAGATCCGTGTGTCCAGCGCCTCGTTCCGCTCGCGCATTTTCTGCCATTCCTGGCGGGCGTAGCCACGGCGATCACGGATCGTCACCAGTTGCTCGGCCACGAGCTGCTTCAGCCATTCGCTGTCAGCCCAGTCGGGCAGGTGGATCAGGCCCGCCGGATTGGGGGTCCCTTGAGCGCGATCCTCATCTGTGAGCCGTTCGATCCGCAGATACCGATAGGTCTCCGCCTTGAAGGTGGCCGTGGCCACCGTCCAGAGCCGCGCCCCGCGCTTCAGCTTCCGTCCGTTCACTGTGGCATCGACGAAGGTCGGCCCCGATACCGGTGTTGCGCGGTTGAAGCCTTCAAGCCCCTTCACCGGTGCCACCTGAGCAATGCCCTGCTTGCGCGCCCAGGCATAGACTGCGGCGGACTCGTAGCCCGTGTCGATCGCCAGCTTCGCCAGCGTCATGAACGCGCCGTTCTCATGTTGCCATGTCTGGCCTAAGAGGGCGGTCAGCCTCTCCCAGCAGGCCGGGTCATCCGGCCCGCCCGGGATCACGATGTGATCCACGAGCCAGCTTTCGAGACCACGACCCCAGGCCCAAACATCGATCTCGATGCGGTCCTTCTGCACATCGGCCCCGGCGGTCAGGAACAGCCCATCCATCGGGATCTGCGCAGCGAAGGCCTCGCGACGATCGGCAAGCCGCTGCCATTCCGGCGCATCGCCGCTCTCGACCCAGGTCTCGCCCAGGAGCGTGTTGCGCGCCGCGCGCAGCATTTCGTCCGAGCCCTGCGCTGCCAGCCAGTCCCGCGCGATCTGTTCCCAGCTTTTCCAGCCGATTGGCGAATAAAGCGCCGAGAGGTGAAAGCCGATCGCGTTCGGGTCAGAACTGGTCGCGGTGGCCCTCCATTCACCACGCTCGAGCATCTGCGTCTTGTGGTGCTCGGCGATGGGACGCTCGCAGCCTGCGCAGTGATATGCAGCCGTTTGCGGTTTTTCCTTCGCCCAGCGCAGCCGTTCAAACTGCAGCCATTGCATATGACCGCAATGCGGGCAGGGTACGAAATACCGCCGCTGATCGCTAGCCTCGAACTCGCGCTCGATGCGCGAGAGACCCCGGATGGTCGGGGTCGAGACCATGAACACTTTGCGTCGATGCGCAAAGGTCGTGGTTCGTGCTTCTGCCAGGCTGACCGGATCGCCTTCCTCGTCGGCTGACGCCGGATAGGCATCGACCTCGTCCAGAAACACGTAGCGCGCAGGCATCGACCGCAGGCCCGTGGCCGAGTTCGCACCGGTCAGCACCAGAATGCCGCCGGGGAACTCTTTCGACAGCATCGAATTGCCCGCATCACGCGAGCGCGCCGGCTGAACGCGCTCCTTCAGCGCCGGGCTGTCCTCGATCAGCGGATCGATCCGACCGCGCGAGGTGCGCTTGGCCATCTCCACGGTGGGCAGCACCGCCAGCATGGGGCCGGGCGCATGGTGGATCACGAAGCCGATCCAGTTGTTGCCAGCCTCCGTGGCCCCAACCTGCGCGGCCTTCATGAAGCTGATGCGCTGCGCCGGGTGGTTTGGCGACAGCGCATCCATGATCTCGCGCAGATAGGGCGCGCGCGCCGTGCGATACCGACCTGGTTCTGCTGCCGCGCGCGACGACAGCCAGCGATGCTTGTCTGCCCACTCTGACACTGTGAGGTCGGCATCAGGCCGGGTGCCCCGGCGCCAGGCACGCAAGATGTCCTGGGCACCGTCAAACCCGAGATCAAGGCCGACCGTAAGGTCGTGGTCATCTTCTCCTTCCCTGTCATGCAAGCGAGACCCTGAGGTCGGCCAGGGCGTCGAGCTGCTCTCGGACATGGGTTTCCAGCACCCTCTGTAAGATCGCAGTCTCGATTGTCATGGGTCTGCCCGATGCCTTCTCCATCTCTGCGGATAACTGCGCGGCCATGAGTGCTGCCACGCGGGTGGGCCAGGTGACCCAAGTGTCGCGCTCCTGGCGCGCGAGGCGGAACACCAGCGTCTCGGCGCGCGCGCGGTCCACCAGCACGCCCTTCTTCTTTTGGATCGAGAGCTGGCGTTCCTGCGCCTGGTAAACGGTCAGCGCTGTGCGGGCCTTGATATAGGACGTGCTGTCGCCGGGACCGGCTACAGCACTGCCGCCAACTCCATGACCATCTCCCCCTGCGCCAGCACCGCCCCTCGACCGCATCTGCTGGTCCGGATCCGTCATTGCGCCCCGCCGTGCATCCGAGGCGGCCGCGTTGATCGAGCCGTCTGCGAACAGCACCAACCGACCATTCTTGCGCGCCTTTTGCACGGCCCCGCGCGAGAGGCCGGCATGCTCGGCATAGGCGCGTTCGGACATACCTTCCATGGCGTTTGGACTGTCCTCAACATATTGGAAATAAACGGGAAAAACGATTTATTTGAGTTGATTACACTCCCTGATCGAGTGATTCATGGCTCCAGAAAACGGGTGCATCGCGCCCTGCAAACACGGATCGGAGAGAGCCATGCGCGCGCAGGAGAAGATGGGTCACAGCTCGATGAGCGAAGGGTGGCGGGATCACACCAGCCCCGCCCAGGAACGGGTGAACTGGGTGATGGACGAAGTGATGTCGGGACGCATGAGCGAAGCCGACGGGATGGTCGAGATGGCCAAGGCCCACGAGATGATGCGCGAGGAAGCCCGCGCGCGGACCACCCACCCCGAACACCGCTGGGAGGACTGACTATGGCACGCCGCAAGCCCGTTGATCCCAACACCGCCCGCGATGCCCTGCTGCTGGAGATCGCCGAGCGCCACCTTTTCCTTGAAACCCTCGAGACCCGGAATTGGGACCGACTCGATTTTCACGATGTCGCTGTCTGGGCAATCCGTTCGGCTCTTGAGGCGGCCTTTGAGGCAGGTTGCCGCGCTGGCCCTGCCGAGACCCAACCCTGAAAGGACCTGAACATGACCGCTATAACCACCATCCGCATCGACTACGCCGCGCTGCCCACGTATCTCGAACGCTCGCGCCCTGATGCCGTCGCCGGGGTCATTGAGGCCGAGCTGCGTGACGCGGGGATCACTGCCGACGCCTCCGACGTGATTTCGCACATCAAGATTGAACTGCCGACCACCCAGCTTGCCGCTGCCAGCTCCCTGCTGGCGAGCCTCCAGCTGATCTGAGCGGGCCACCATGAGCACGCGCGCACAGATCGCCATCCAGATCGGGCCCGAGGAATGGGCCCATGTTTACTGCCATTTCGACGGCTACCCTGATCACATGCTGCCAGCGCTTGCTGCATGGACGCCCGAGGACATCCTCGCCGCCCGCGAAATCCGGCAGGTCACTGCCGAGGCGCTGGACTGCTTCGATCCGCCCCGCGTGCCCCGCATCTTGCCGCGCCCGACCTGCGAACTGTCCCATCTCTATATCTGGCAGGATGGGGCGTGGGTTGATGCGACGACCTCTCCCGAGTGATCATAAAGCAATGAAATTGCACCTAATTCTCTACGACATCTGGCCCTTCAGAGCGAATGTCATCGCACCAAAACGATGCAACTCACCAGAAAGGCCCAAGCCATGACCAACCCGACCGCCGCCCTGATCGCCGACTTCCGCACCTCCGCTGAAGAGATCGAATCCCTCCTCGCGCCCAGCGCCTGCGCCACGATCGCCTCGCACAACTGGATCGTCATCGACGACTTCGGCCCCCTAAAATTCGAGCTGACGCGCGAGGGGACAGCGACCCGGGCCACCTGCACGGGCCATGGTCGCGCGCACAAGGTCAACCGCTTCAACCGCGAGGACGCTGAGCGCCTTGCAGCTGCCTGTGATGCCCGCGCCTTCTTCTGGGCAGACGCTGCGCGCGAGGAAGCCGCCACGCTCCGCCGCCACATCACCACGCTCGAAGCCCTCAGCGCCGCCTGAGCATGAACCGGCGGGGCTCAGCGCCCCGCCAGCGCCCATCACTAGGATCCCGACCATGACCAAGAACCCCATCCTGCCCAGCCGCAACGAGGATTACGGCTTCTTCCGAACCCTGACCGTCTGCCCAGAGCGCGACCGCCGCAGCGCGGAGGTCTGGACGCTCGCCTCGCACCTGATCGCCGAGGCCATAGGCGCCAGCAGCGAAGACGAGATGATCGGCATCCGCGACTTTCTCGACAGCCGGATCGGCCGCCATTTCGCCAACGATGTCGTCGGCAACATGACCGGTTGCAATATCGGTCTCGAGCCCGCCATCGCCGCTGCGATCCGCCGCTGGCAGGGTTGGCGCATCGACCGTGCCACAGAACGCTCTGAAGGTATCCCGGCAGGGCTGCCTTACCTGACGGGTTGGGTCCAGCACTTCGTCGTCGCGGCCGCGATGGCCGAGAGCGATTGACCCTACCCCGACATTCCCATCACGACAGGAGGCCGAGATGCCCAAGCTCACCGACACCCAAGCCATCATCCTCAGCCGCGCCGCATCCCGCCCCGATAATCTGGCGATGCCTCTGCCAGACGGTTTGGCCGGCGCTGCTGCCAAGATGGCGGTGGCCAAGATGATCGAGCACGGCTGGCTCGAGGAGGTCGAGGCCAACCTGCGTCGCAGTGATCCCCTCTGGCGCGAGACTGGTGATGGTCACGGCACCACGCTGATTGTCACCGAAGCAGGTCTTGCTGCGATCGGCATCGAGCCGGTCGTCGCAAGTACCATGCGCAATCTTCGCAAGGCAAAGCTAGAACGGGCAACGGTGCCAGATGGGCCCGTCGAAATGCCGCGCGAGACTGCTACAGCCCAGCCCGTCGCCATACGCGCTGGTACCAAGCAGGCGGAGATCATCGCACTCATTCAGCGACCAGAGGGCGCGTCCATTGCTGAGATCGTCGAGGCGACGGGTTGGATGCCTCACAGTGCGCGTGGTCTGATCTCAGGTGGGCTCAAGAAGAAGCTGGGGCTTTCCATCACCACCGTGACCGACACCACGCGCGGACGCATTTACCAAATCAGTCGCTGATGGAAACGCGCTGTCTGGCCAGGTGTTTTCGTAAGTTCTTATGAAAGGTTGCGAATCGTGACCATAGCGCCGACCTTGGGGTCAGGCTTTCGGCCTGATTACTGCTCGTTTGCGGATGTCCCCCCGCAGACTTACCCCCAAAAACCTAAGGACCAGCTTCGGCTGGTTCTTTTTTGGACAGGCGCTCGAATAGCCGGCGCAGCGCATAGCTGCGCGCAAGCGAGATCGTCACGAACATGGCGCTGATCGCGAGGTTGTCGCCGAGACTGACCCGCAGCCCAAACCATGGGAACACCACGATCTGGGTAATGACGGCGAGCGCATACCCCACCACGACATTGGCGATCGCCTCGATCAGTGAATAGCGGCGCGATTGCATCACGCCGCCAACCGCTTGGATTTGAGCGCCGCAAAACCCTCGCCACTGTCCGCTAGAATGGCCTCTTTGCCGGTGAAGGCCTGCCAGCGCTCGATGGCGACATCGACGTAGACGGGATTGAGTTCCACCCCGTAGCAGATCCGCCCAGTGCTCTCCGCCGCGATGAGCGTGGTGCCCGACCCCATGAAGGGTTCATAGATCGCCTGGCCGGGGCTTGAGTTGTTCAGGATTGGGCGGCGCATGCATTCGACAGGTTTCTGCGTCCCATGAACCGTGGCTGCATCCTGGTCCTTGTTGGCAATCTGCCAAAGCGTGGTCTGCTTGCGATCGCCGGCCCAGTGGCCCTTGCCCTTGGCGCGCACCGCATACCAGCAGGGCTCATGCTGCCAGTGATAGTCGCCGCGGCTGAGCACCAGCCGATCTTTTGCCCAAATGATCTGGGAGCGGATGGCGAAGCCTGCAGCGATCAGGCTGTCGGCCACAGTCGCTGCGTGGAGCGCGCCATGCCAGATATAAGCTACGTCGCCGGGAAAGAGGGACCAGGCCTCGCGCCAGTCCGCGCGGTCGTCATTCAGGACCGTGCCCGTTCGCTTGGTCTTGGCCGCGCCTGCTTGGTTGCGCCATGAGGGATCGTATTCCACGCCGTAGGGCGGGTCGGTCACCATGAGGAGTGGTTTGACGCTGCCCAGGAGGCGCCCAACCACATCGGCGCTGGTGCTGTCACCGCAGATCAGCCGATGGGGTCCGAGTTCCCAAAGATCACCTGCAACTGACACAGGTGTCGCTGGGGGCTCTGGGATATCATCTTCGCCCTCAGTCGATCGCTCGTCCGTCTCATCAAGGCCCTGCGCCGCCCGCAACAGGTTCTCGAGGAACTCTGGTGAAAACCCCAGAAGGTCCATGTCAAAGCCCAGTGTCTGCAGGTCGATTATTTCCAAACCCAAATTGGGCTCATCCCATGTCGCCATGTCCGTGATGCTGTTGTCGGACAGACGCAAGGCACGGCGCTTGTCTTCATCGAGGTGCGACATGCGCATGACGGGGATCTTGCTCAGACCGAGCTTGGTCGCGGCCAAGATGCGTCCATGGCCGGAGATGAGCTCGCCTTCGTCCGAGATCATGCACGGCATGGTCCAGCCGAACGTAAGCATGTTTGCGGCGAGCACGGCCACCTGGTGGTCGCTATGGAGGCGCGCATTGCGCGCATAGGGCCGCAAGCGTTCGATCGGCCAGAGCTCAATCTGGCTCGGCAT